AATGGCTCGGCTAGGCATTATCTGGAATGAAAGAAATCGCAATGGCGGAACTGGGAGAGATTGTCCGCCTTCGGGACGAATCGGCTTACCGAGGTGTGCCAGAACCGCGAATACACACTAAACTTAATAATTTGCCCTCTTATGGCGAGCAAATGATCAAATTTTGCGAGGAAATTGGATTTAATTTAATGCCTTGGCAGCAATGGCTGGCTCATCACACCTTAAAATATAAACCTGACGGCCGATGGGCTCACCCAGTAGTCACCTTGCTTTGCGCTCGTCAGCAGGGTAAATCTACCTTTATGGCGCTTCAAATTTTATTTAGAATCTATGTATTGAAGGAAAAATTGCAAGTGCATACGGCGCATAAGCTGACTACTTCAGCAGAATTGTTTTATAAGATCTATGGAATTATTGAACAAAACCCCAGACTAGCTGCTCAATTTACTAAGAAGCTAGAAAGCAAAGGATTTCAAGAATTGCAATTTACGGAAGGCCGCCGATATATTGTAAGGGCAAATAACTCTGCTGGTCGAGGCATTGCAGCTCCAGAAACGATACACCTAGACGAAGCAAGAGAATACAAAGATGAAGATGTCTGGTCTGCTCTGCGATATACGCAAATGGCTTCAGCCAATCCTCAAATATGGGTTTATAGCAATGCTGGTGATCAGCACAGTATTGTGCTAAATAAACTTAGAGAAAGAGCAATGGCCGCCATCTTTGGCGGTAATGACGATATTGGTTGGTTCGAATGGTCTGCTCCGACCGGCATTAAATTTGATAACTCGCCAACTTTCTGGCTAGGTGTCTGCCAAGCCAACCCATCCCTTGGCCTAACAGTTCATCCAGATAATATTCGAGCAGTCTTATCAGACCCCGAGGATATTGTGCGCACAGAAGTCCTGTGCCAATGGGTCGATACCATTAACCCAGTTATTAATCCAAGCCAATGGGAAAATTGCAAAGTTGAGGGCTTGCGACTTAACCCTGAAGCTGATACTTGGCTAGCTATTGATCTGAGTCCTGACAGGAAGCAAGCTGCGTTAGTGGCTAGCCAAAGACTGCTAGGCGATAAGTTCCAAGTAATACTGCTACAGACTTGGCATAACCCAGCCAATCTTGATGACAAAGCAATGGCTAATGATGTTGCCGAATGGTTTAGAAAATACCCAGTGCAGCTCGTTGCCTATTCAGCTAGAACTGCGTCAGCGGTGGCGGCTAGATTAGCGCCTGCTGGTATTAGGGTTGAACCGATAGATGGCCTTGATTATGCCCAAAGCTGCGATGAATTGTTGGGAGCAATATCATCGCAGCGGTTAGCTCACTCGGGACAGGAAGAGCTGACCAAGCAATGCCTATCCGCCGTCAAGCTACCTTTCGGAGACGGCGGTTGGGTAATGGGTCGCAAAGTCAGCAATACGACAATCTGCGGTGCAATTGCATCAGCCTTAGCAACACACTATGCAACGATGGCTGAAAATGGCGTAGATATTCAAATAGTGTAAGTAGGCTCGCTTACAATGTAAGCAATGGGTGCTATAAGAGATTTTCTATTTCCAAGCGTAGAAGCTGCCAAGCCAAATACAGTAGATGTGCTAGCAGCTAATTTGCAACCGCTTCAAAACCTTGATTATTTCAGCGTTCTCGGCAGTCCAGTATCAACTACTCGCCAATTGGCAATGTCAGTCCCGTCAGTTGCTCGCGCAAGAAATATTATCTGCGGAACTATTGGCTCATTACCTCTTACAACTTTTAATCGCATAACTGGCGAATATGTAGATCCGCATCGCGTTATTAATCAGCCAGACCCAAGAGTTGCTGGCTTTGTAGTTTATTGCTGGCTCGCTGAGGATATTTGGCTATATGGTGCTGGCTATGGTCAAGTGCTAGAAATGTATTCAGCAACAGATGGCGGTCGAGTAAGAGCTTGGACAAGAATTAGACCAAGCCGCGTATCAGTAGATACAGAAATACAGACCGATACGATTACTGGATATAAAGTTGATGGCAAGCCAGTTGCTATTTCTGGCGTTGGCTCAATTATTAGATTTGATGGCCCAGATGAAGGCTTACTGCATCGCGCTGGCAAGACAATACAGGCTGCAGTTTATTTAGAGAACGCAGCAGTAAATTATGCTAAAGAGCCAGCTCCAACTATGGTGCTTAAGTCAAATGGCACTAATTTAACTGCTGAAAGGATTTCATCATTGCTGTCTGCTTGGAAAACTGCGCGTCAATCAAGATCAACTGCATTTCTAAATGCCGATGTTGATTTAAAAGAATTTGGCTTTGACCCTAAGTCGATGCAGCTAGCAGAAGCCCGTCAGTATGTAGCGCTAGAATTAGCAAGAGCTTGCGGTATTCCTGCATACTTTTTGAGCGCCGAGCAGACTTCAATGACATACTCAAACGCAGTTACAGAGCGGCGCTCACTTGTCGATTTCTCACTTCGCCCAATACTTAAGGCAATTGAGGAACGCCTATCGTTACCGGACTTTGTGCCTAACCCAGTAATGACGCGTTTTGCACTTGACGATTTCCTACGCGGTAACGCGCTAGAGAGAGCGCAAGTTTATGAAATCTTGAACCGCATTGGCGCCATAAGCGTTGAGCAGATTCAGCGAGAAGAGGATCTTATACCTAATGAAAATTAATATGCCTATGGCAGTTACCGCTGCCGACACAATAAAAAGGGAAATAACTGGGACTATTGTTACTTGGAATGAGCAAGGCAATACTTCAGTCGGCCCAACAGTATTTGCAGAAGATTCGATTGAGATGTCAAATGTCAAGCTTCTTCTGGAACACGATAGAACTCGACCAATTGGCAAAATGAAAGAATACAAAAAGACCAAAGCTGGCATTGAGGCAACATTTAAAATTGCAAACACTATGGCAGGCGAAGATGCTTTAGTAGAAGCTAGTGAAGGATTACGCGATGGCTTTAGTGTTGGGGCACAGATTAACGAATGGACTAACAACAAAGGCGTAATGCAGATTACTTCAGCAACACTTGAAGAAGTATCGCTAGTAACTGACCCAGCAATTGATTCTGCTCGCGTTAGTCAAGTAGCAGCATCCGAAGAAGAAAATTCTGACGCAGCAACCGCTGATTCAGACAAACCAACCGAAGGAGACCAAGTGTCTGACACTACCGCTCCTGCTCCTGCCGTTGAAGAAGCGGTAGAAGCAGCCAAGGTTGAAGCGACAAGTCCAAGGCCAGCGTTCTATACGCGTCCAAGACTTGATCCTTCACCAGTTAAATATCTCGAGGCCACAATTAAGGCCACACTAGGAGATGAGTCCGCTCGCCAATATGTAGCAGCTGCTGCTGATACAACTGACAACGCAGGTCTTGTCCCAACTCGCCAGCTCAGCGAAGTCATCAATGGGCTAGCTAATACAACAAGAAGCAACATTGACGCAATCTCAACTGGCGTTCTTCCAGATGCTGGAATGAGCTTTGAGATTCCAAAAATTACAGTTATGCCAACAGTTGCAGAAGTTGCTGAAGCAGGTGCTGCATCTGAGACTGATCAAAACGCAGCTTTTGTTACAGTTACAGTTAAGAAGTATTCCGGCGCACAGAAATTTAGCGTAGAGCTATTAGATCGCAGCTCACCACTATTTTTAACCGAGTTGCTTAATAATATGTCTGCAGCTTATGCCAAGGTTACAGATACCGCAGTAAATGCTGCGCTTATCGCTGGCGCAACTGCTGACTCAACCACTCTCGCCACTTACCCAACAGCTGCAGAGCTGCTTGGATTCGTATCACGCGGAGCTGCATCGGTGTATAACAATACTCAGAGATTTGCTAGAAATATTATTGCTAACACTTCTCAATGGTCTAACTTAATGACACTAAACGATTCTGGTCGTCCAATTTATATTGCTTCACAACCACAAAATGCTGGCGGAGTAGTTTCACCAACCAGTATTCGCGGTGTTGTCGCAGGACTTGATTTATATGTGACTGCTAACACGGCAGCTGGAACTGATACAGATGGCTCAATGCTCATTGTTGATCCAGCTGCTTATACCTACTACGAAAGCCCAACTTTCCAGTTGCGCGCTGATGTAGTTGAAAGCGGTCAGGTTTATGTATCTCTATATGGCTATGGCGCAATCGCAACAAAGATTGGCGCTGGCGCATTTAAGATTAACAAGACCTGATAAAACCCCTAATAGTGAGGGCCAGTCCGCTCCCGAGCTGGCCGCTCACCTAAATGCTTGAAAGGATGACGAGATGCCAACAATAGTTACGGCTGCAGAGCTAAGGACAATTCTTGGCGTTTCGTCATCCCTGTATAACGATGCTTATCTAAACGACATAGTAGATGCCTCGGAAAATCTAGTTCTTCCAATGCTAGTTACTTTCCAAAGCAACATTAACAAAGTAAAGCTAGAAGAGAATATTGCCTACTTTGAGACTGCAACAATTCACGAATTTACCGAAGGCCAATCCGTTGTAGTTACTGGCTGCGGAGCTCCTTTTAATGGCACTCACACAGTAACTGATGACGAAATTACCGATTATGTATTCACAGTCGCAATCACCAATGCAGACATATTGGAAAAAAATATTATCCCAGCAGGAAACGCTGCGTTATCTGGATTATCGACCTATGTCGGAAACCCCAATGCTGAAGCTGCTATTTTGGCTATCTCCGTTGAAATCTTCCAATCAAGAACCGCAGCAGGCGGATCAATTGAAGGCGTAGATTTTGCAGTTACCCCTTACCGCCTATCTAAGAATTTACTCGCTAAAGTAACTGGCTTACTTGGCCCATATCTTGATGTTGAAACTATGGTGGGCTAATGCCAGCATCAACAATTGCCACAGATGTTAGAGGCGCAATTAAAACCGCTCTAGCAGCTTGCACCGCCAATATTTACGACTCAGTTCCAGAAGCGCCAATAGTTCCAGCAATAATAGTCATACCAGACTCGCCCTATATGGAGCTTGAAGTCTTAGGCAAATCAACTACTCGCGTTAAATTAAATTACACTATAAGCGCTTGCGTTGCGTATTTCAGCAACGCCGCTGCTCTTGACAATTTAGAGCAATTGATCATCAGTATTCTTGGAGAGCTAGATGCTTCCAAGTATGAATTATCGACAGTCGAAAGACCTTCGGTAACAGAAGTAGGAACTACAACCCTGCTAGTTTCAGATATACGCTTGAGCGTCCGCTACGAGCAAACCGCATAGGAGACCCAAATGCCAACTACAGTAATAACTGGGCGCGATGTAACTTTTACACTCGATGCAGCATCGTATGACGCCCAGACAACAAGCGCAGTCTTAAGCTGCGAGACAATCATCGAGACCTATCAAACTCTTGATGGTCGCGCTTATAAGTCCGTTGATAAGCAATGGACATTCACAATTGAACTGCTACAGGATTGGGGAGCTGCTAGCTCACTATTCGAAGCAATGTGGGCTGATGCTGAATCTGCACCAAATACAGCACTAAATGTTTCATTTACTGCAGTTACTGGCGCAGTATTTGCTTTTACAGTATTGCCAATCTTTCCAACCGCAGGTGGCGCAGCACCGGGAGCGCTAACTGATACTTGGACGATGACAGTAATTGGAACGCCAACAGAGACCTTTAGCTAAGAGATCGGAGCATCGGGAGCTATGAAGTCGCAAATCACAATTACATATAACTCAGGCGAGCAAGCAACTTATATTGCCCAACCGCCTGAGTATGCCAAATGGGAGAAGGCAACTGGCAAGACGATTGGCGAATTAGGCGGAGTCTGGGACATTATGTTTTTAGCTTATAACGCAATGAAACGCGAATCGGCTGGTAAGCCAGTTAAGGCTTTCGATGTATGGATGGAAACAGTTGCCGACATTGATGTGAGCAACCAAGACCCAAAAGCCATACCGCTGGAAGCATAAATTACCTTCTAACGCTTCTGGCAATCGAGACGCGGATTCCTAAACAATATTGGGATGATGCGGAAGATGTCCTTACCGCTTTGGACATATTGAAGGAGAGAAATGGTGGCAAGTGATCCGATTACTTATGATCGCGCTGAGCTATCAGGTATTCTTAAAGCTTTTAAAGCAATGGATGACCAAGCAGTTGCAGAAGCCAAAACTGAAAGTAACGCCCTCGCAACCTACGCCGCCAATCAAATCAAAGTCAGCGCGCTGGGACGACAGGTCTCGGGTGCTGGTGTTCGGAGAGTCGCCGAAGGCGTCAGAATTAGCAAGTCATCCAAAATTGGTGAATTCTCATATGGCTTTGCATCTCAAAGGTTTTCTGGTGGCGCAACAACACAGAAGCTCTGGGCAGGTCTTGAATTTGGAAGTAACCGCTATCGCCAGTTCCCCCGAAGAACTCCCAATCGCGGACGCGGCAATTCTGGCTACTTCATCTACCCGACACTTCGCAAGATTCAGCCTGAATTAGTGCGGAAGTGGGAAGAAGCTTTTGCTACAATCTTAAAGAGATGGGGATAACAAATGGCTGGTAATAGAACGCTTAAGTTATCTATCCTTGCTGATGTTGATGATTTAAAGAAAAAGCTTGGCCAAGGAGAGCAAGAAGTCAAAGGCTTTGGCGACAAGTTAGGTGAATTTGGTAAAAAGGCAGCAGCAGCCTTTGCAGTCGCAGCGGCAGCAGCTGCTGCTTATGCTGGGAAGTTATTGGTTGATGGAGTCAAAGCTGCGATTGAAGATGAAAAGGCTCAAGCAAAGTTAGCAAAAACTTTAGAAAATACAACAGGCGCAACAAAAGAACAAATAAAAGCCGTTGAGGATCAAATTCTTCAAATGTCTTTGGCGACTGGCGTAGCTGATGATAAATTAAGACCTTCCTTTGAAAAATTAGTTAGAGCCACAAATGATGTTGAGAAGGCTCAGAAATTACAGACCTTAGCCTTAGATATAGCCGCAGGATCAGGCAAAGACTTAGACGCAGTAAGTCAATCATTAGCTAGGGCTTATGACGGCAATACTTCAGCCCTGAGTCGTTTGGGCATTGGCTTATCCTCTGCCGAACTTAAATCAATGAGCTTTGATGATGTAACGGCTCAATTAGCGGAAACCTTTGGCGGACAAGCTTCGATTCAAGCAGACACTTTTAGTGGCAAAGTCGCAAGGTTGCAGGTCGCTTTTGATGAAGCTAAAGAATCAGTCGGAGCTAGATTACTTCCTATCCTAAGCAATCTTTTAGATAAATTTAATAACAATCTTGCTCCAGCAGTTGAGTCAATAAGAAAGAAGTTTGAACCGCTAACAAAAGCCCTAAATGAAAATAAAGAAGAATTTACTGCTATTTGGAATTTTTTGAATAAATATATTGTCCCTATTTTGACCGGTGCTTTAAAAGGAGCGGTAAATGGAATAATTACTACATTTACTACTTTGGTAAATATTGTAGGAAAGGCGGTTAATTTCTTTCAGAACTTATACGCCGCTTATAAAAAATTTGTAGATTTTATTAAGAATAATCCGCTTGCTCAATTCTTGGGTAAAATAAATCCATTTAGTAATTCTAATTTTGAGACTTCCAGCTTTGTAACTGATTTAGGGACTGGTGAAGTGGATGAACTTGGTCGTCGAGTCGTCGCTAGCGCAGGTGGCGGTAATGGTGGTGGTGGCGGTAGTGGCGGAACTTCCGTATCAGCTTCTGATTTGCCAGGAACTCTAGGTGGGCCGAAGGTTTATACAGTAAGAGGACGCCGCATATTAGTTCCAGCTGGTTTAGATGAAGCCGACGCTCAAGCCTATGCCAATAGAATTGCTGATAGCGCTGATAGAACAGATGAGTTGATTAGAGAAACCGCAGAGATTAGAGCAAGAATTGAAGCTCGGAAAGCTGGTAATGCCACTAATGTTTCAAGTGCAGCTGAAGGTATTGTAATTAATGTAAATGCTCCATCTGCAATAGATGAAGAAGGATTTAGTCGCGCAGTTATTTTTGCGCTCAACAATACAGAGCGCAGAACCGGCGGCGGTGGCTCAAGTCTAGTAACCCAGAGTCCTCAATGACCGCTTTTAGTCCCGTTTATCGCGTTAAGGTCAATGGATCAACAGTAACTAGCGCAACCCTCAGCGGACTTACTATCAGCTCTGGTCGAAATGATATTTATTCTCAGCCTCTTGCTGGCTATTGCAGTCTGACTTTAATTGAAACCGCTGAAGCATCCATTCCGTATGAGGTCAATGACGCAGTTACAATTGAAGTGCAAGATTCAACGGCTACTTATGTAAATTTATTTGGCGGCTTTATTACAGATTTAGCGATAACAGTTCAATCGTCCGGCTCAACCGCCACTAGCCAAAGAATCCAAATAACCGCCGTTGGAGCTTTGGCAAGACTCAATCGCGCCGTTTATACAGGCAACTTTGCTCATCAATTTGATGGAGATCGCATTGAGGAACTGCTTAGCACAGTTCTATTTGACCAATGGAATGAAGTCCCAGCTGCCGAAACTTGGAATGACTATGATGTAACTACGCAATGGCAAGATGCAGAAAATAGCGGATTAGGTGAGATTGATACTCCTGGCGATTATCAATTACATTCCGAAAATAATCTAAATGATACAGTTTATAATTTAGCCTCTCGCTTTGCCACTAGCGGACTAGGTTATCTATATGAAGATAATCAAGGTCGTATCGGTTATGCGGATTCAACCCATAGATCTCAATATTTGGCCACTTACGGCTATGTTGATTTAGATGGCAATCATTCAATAGGCCCGGGTTTATCAATAGTTAAAAGAGCTGGGGATGTAAGAAACTCAATTACTCTTGGCTATGGGACTTCAGGGTCAGAAGTTAGCGATGAAGATGCAGCGTCAATATCTGAGTATGGCCTTCTCGCCTCAACAATATCAACAACACTTCGCAATCAGGGCGATGCTCAAGATCAAGCAGCCTTCTACCTACTTATCCGCGCTTACCCACAATTTGCTTTACGACAGATAACATTTCCAATTGCTAGCAATGAAATCGATAATTCAGACCGAGATAATCTACTTAATGTATTTATGGGCCAACCGCTTAACATTGTTAATCTGCCAGCCAATATGGTAAATGGCGAATTTCAAGGCTTTGTAGAAGGTTGGACTTGGACTGCCAGTCTGAATCAATTAAATTTAACTTTAAATGTTTCGCCAATAGCGTTTAGCTTGCAGGCGATGAGATGGAACTCAGTCCCAGCGACAGAGACTTGGAATACAATTAACCCAGCTTTATACTGGGAGAACGCTACAATCGTAGCCTAGGAGACCAATGGCAACTACAACTAATTATGGCTGGGATACCCCAGACGATACGGATTTAGTCAAGGATGGCGCAGCTGCCATTAGAACTCTGGGCAATTCCGCCGATACGACACTTAAAAACCTTAATCCGCAGACTACAACTGGCGCTATTGCATTTCGCTCAGCGACCGCGAATGTAAATACTGCGTTACCACTTGGAACTGCTGGACAAGTATTGCGCGTCAATTCTGGTGCTACTGCTCCAGAATGGGCAACTACGGCAGATCAGACACCGCTGACAACTAAGGGCGATTTATTTGGATTTGATACCGCTGACGCTCGAATACCAGTCGGAACTAATGGACATATTTTGACGGCCGACTCAACACAAAGTCTCGGGGTCAAGTGGGCTGCGCCTAGTGCTGCTTCTTTTAGCGGTTGTAGAGTGGTCAATTCTACAACCTACACAATATCTACGGCCACAGATACGCTATTAGGTTTTGATACAGAAACCTTTGACACTAATTCTTATCATTCAACTGTTACAAATACCAGCAGATTAACGGCACCATCTACGGGTTTTTATTTTTTTGAAGCGCAAGTAAATTGGGATTACGGCGGAACTGCACCAAATAATCCAATTTTAAGAGTCAAAAAAAATGGCACAATTTTCCAGGTAGCCAATAGTTTTGGAACTGCCCAAAGAAGTGCGGTTATTCAAACAATCGGCGTAGTTGAATTAAACGCAACTGATTACATTGAAATTGAAGTCCGTCAAGACTCAGGCGGTAATGTAACGATAATCAATGCCAATGGCTGCACTAACTTCACAATTTACTCACTAG